TACTCAAAGCTTGACATATATTGCCAATCATCAATAACTAAGTTTTTGATATGCGGCATCTTTTCACTTACATGCTGCATGGCTTTATAAACTCCTGGACCGCTTGATACGCTAATCAAATTGCCATCTGGATTTGCTTTATCCAAAGGAGTGTATTTGCTTTTCCAACCTTTAAAAGGCAAAGGTTTATTAGCAATGTTAATGATTACTGTCTCTTTAGGATTAAGATTCCTAATAGACGTTGATTTACCTGAGCCTGACTCGGCAATTACTAAAACACTTTGTGCCATCTATTTTAATTTATTTTCTATTCTACTTAAAGTCTCTGCTATCTTATTGAGTGCTTCAACCACACCTCTAAATGAATATGTTTCATCTGGATTTGGTAAATCTGTCAAGTCATCAAGATCAAATATATTACTTTTCCCTTGCTTTGACACAGCATCACTTACAACTTTTAATTCTGATACAGGAATAATATGTCTTTGAAAACCACTACTGCTTTCAATCATTTCATATTCTTCCTTCCAGTGAGGGTTGTATTTATGTAGATACAAAGTTCTTTTAGGATCTTCTGCATCATAGTCAATACTTACAAACTCTGTGTAAATATCTTTATTTCTTTCTAGCTCACTTGGAAAAAAGCTGACATGTAAGTCATCTTTACCTGGTGGTCTATAAGCCATTTTAGGTATATAGGCAGCATCTTGTAATTCATTTGAGTTGAAATACTCCTCATGCTGTCTTTTTAAATCTGCTACCTTTTGTTTTCTTTCTTCAGGAGTCATTTTTAAATTTTTTACTTCATACATTTTTGTTGTTATCATCTTGGTGCTTCTTGTGGTGGTGTTGCCATTTCAGCAATCTCCATCCGTTCAAATTGTGCTTTAAAGAAACTCATTCTTGTATCACCATTACGAGCTTTTAAGAAGTGAAGAACAAGAGTTCTATCATCTTCTATAATATACCTGTCTGGACCATACAATCTAATCTTCTGTTTAGCAGGACGGTTAATACCAATCAAAGTATCAGCATGTTGTAACATAGCATCTGAACCAAAGATATCTGATTCAAGTACATAGTTCCCATACTTACCTTGTTGTGCACGTTCTGGATTATCAATATTTCTATTAAGCTGTGACAATGCAATAAACATACAGGGATACTCCCTTTTGGTTTGTGTAAAGAACTCACCTAATTCAAATAGCATATCTAAACTACTATTCTGATATGGTGCTCTCTTTACAAGCATGGTATGATCCAATGTAATAATTGTTTTCTTACCCTTATGTTTTTCCATATACATGTCTATTTGTTCACGCATTTGGTTAACAGTCATAGGTCTTGATACAATATCAACTGGATACTTTACACGTTCTTTTGCATATTGATGACAAGAGTTTAGTACATCTGTAGTTAATACACTACCAGCACTACATAGTTCTTTATAAGTTTTACCTGTTATGGATGAGAACTCACGCAATGCTGAGGTTCTACCAACCATCTCAAACTGAAACTCAAGAACTCTAAAGTCATCATTAGGATTTAATGCAAAAGATTCTCTTATGATCTGATCTTTAATAAGTGTTTTACCTGAACCAGGTCTTCCACCCATTACAGTAAGTGTATTCCATTCTAAACCATCAGTAGTAGCATCATTAAACTTAGGCCAAGGTGTGTAAATAGATTTCTCTTCACCATTAGCACGTTTAACCATGTATTTAAGGGCATCATTAAAGGACGCATATTGTCCAACCCACTCTTCTGTTGGTTTACTCATGTTCTAAAATATATATAGCGTCTTGCAGATTTTCAATACTTGCTTCACAACTTGATTCATCAGGGACCCAAGTTTCATCTCTAAGCATTTGCAAATCTTCCAAGACTAAATTCAACTTTTCTAATACTTCTACTGTACCTGCCATTATACAACTCTCTCTTTAAAGTGATGGACTTCTGTTTGAACGCCATCATTAATCATATCACAATAATCTGCAAGTTCTGAATGCTTTACTCTGTGTTTATCTTGTTTAGCTACAAAGTATTGACTTGTCTTCATGTACTTATAGTTAGTTGCTCTGTACTCATTTACATACATCTTGGTTGCTTTTATAATTACATCCCAGTTATGATCATAAGTCTCAAAGAACCATCTAAAAGATTCTGTCAAGGCTTTTACATTCTGTCTTGCTGGACTACCCGAAGGTAGTTTACCTGCAGGAAATATATTTCTATACTCCTCTATCTTGTCATTAAACTCTTTACCCATCAACTGGATATTAGTTTTCTTCTTTGCTTTAACAAAATAGTTATCAAGCTTGGTTATTAATGCCTTAGCTTTAGGTGTTAGTATATAAGAAGATTCTTGCTTTTCAATAAATCCTTCTGATATAAGACCAGGTAGTTCATCCTCAGACTTCAATGAGCCAATTTGGATTTTTTCCTTCATCCCATAAAGTAGAAGCATTTGATTGGGAGTTATCTTCTCCGCTAATATTTTCTGGAATAGTTCCCACATATTTTCCTAAATGAATTTTTACTTGGTTTATAGAGTTTTGAAATAATTTATCCTTTGTAAATATGTAATTGTTACAAGCTTTTATAGAGTGCAGTATAGTAGCATGGTTCTTAACCAAGTATCTACTTGTTTCTGTTACACCATATCCAAAGTCATTTACAGACAAGTATGCAAAGATCTGCCTCATTATAACAATTGGTCGGTTTTTAACAACCACTTTAAGTGTTTTTACATCTCTATATTCAGGGAAAAGATTATACAAAGCAAGCAAACATGCTTTTTCTATTTGTTCATAAGAAGGTCTTAATATTTTTGAGTTTCTTACATATGTATGTAACTCAACTTTGTATTTATCAAGAACCTTTTTCTTAAAGTCTTTTAACTCCTGTTGTAATGTAACTTCTTGATTTACAGTATTTTTCATTAGTTTATATTCTTTCAAAGATAAGATATTTTACCAGTTTATCAAAGCTTTACCTTGACTTTCTAGTAGTTTATTTACGTTTATAAAAAGGTCTTTGTCATTCCAAACACCACCTTTATAAGCAGCTGCCGCTGGATGTTCAACCTCTATTATAGTTTGATTCTTAAGATACTTCTTCCACTCTTGAGCTTTCTTACCAAGCAAAACCACAACTAAATGTGATTTGTCATTACTTATTTTTTGCAATAAGTGTTCAGTAAATGCTCTCCATAGTGAATAGTGTGAACCAATCTTGTTTACTTCTACAGTTAGTGCAGTATTAAGCATAAGAACACCCTGCTCTGACCATCTAGTAAGATCTGGATTGCGTTCATATCCTGGATACTGTTTCTCTAAAGAGTTAAAGATGTGTCTAAGAGAGGGCTGCTCTTTCATTGTATGACTACAACTAAATGAGATACCATCTGCAACGCCAAGTTGAGGATAGGGATCCTGACCTATAAAAATAACTTTCAAGTTACTATAATAACAGGTTTCAAATGTTCTAAACCAGTCTTTCATTTTAGGTGTAAACCTTTTACCATCCTGAACAAAACCTACAAGTTTTTTTAAAGTACTATAAAAGTTTTCTGAATCTAAATATGGATATATAATAGATTCCCAACCTGTACCTTTTAATTTTTCTTTTAACGCTTCTATCTTATCAGGTATAATGATTGTGTTCATTTTTTATTATATTTGTGTATTAAACAATTTTATTATGGCTGATTATCTAAAGGCAACTCATACATACGATCTAACAAAAAATATTAAAGATATTGAAATCAATACCGGTTTTATTCTTGGTTTAGATAGCATCCTAATGTATTACATAGGAAACATTATTGAGGATCCAACTACATTACCATCAACTTTTAAAAAGTTTGAAGCAATCATTAAAGGTGAAGCTACTGATGATAATCCTATTGAATTAGATTATATAGAAAGACAGTTATATACTCTGTTTGCTCTTCAACAATTACTTAAAGCAAAAGCTAAAGAACAGAATCTTGAGATTCCAGTTGAAACCAAAGTAACAAAAGAACAAGTTACAGAGTATATGAGATCTGTTATAAACGAAGATGGTAAGGCAGATGAGAAGCTACAAAAAATAGCCGAGCTCATCACACCCAAATCATCTTAGGTTCATATTGTTAAAGTCTCCTATTTCTATACATGCTTGTATAGCAAGATTTAACTCCGCCCTGTCACAGGTAGCAAAGGACTTGCAGTACTCTGAATTATTTTTCATAAAACAGAGTCCTGCTTGTCTCTTTACCTGGAGTTTTATCTCCTCAAATGTATAACCTAGCTCATTTGCAATCTCCCTACACATAGCATGGATTCTTGCCAGCTGAGCATTGCTGCCTTTCTTTTCATCAGATACACTAATAAACATTT